GACGATCAGCGGCCATTTCTGGCTCAGAAGCGCCCATTCGTTCGAGTTGTCATCTTCGACAACGGAATACTGCCCCTGCGACACAAGGGCGGCATTGATGATCTGAAGCATGGAAAATTGCGTGGCCATGGCCGGGATATTCCAGACGGCCCAATTCGCGGTAAATGCACCACGGAAACAGGGGGCGAGTTTCCCCGCCCCCTGTCAGGACCCCGAGCCTCGCAGGAGGACATGCTCGCGTGGGGTCTATCCCTCGTCCTCTACGATGTCGATTTCCGCCATCTTGGCCTTGATCAGGCGCACAACGTCGGTTTTCTTCATCTGCTTCTCGGTCTTCACGCCGAGACTGAGCATCATCACCTTCAGTTCGGTGAGATCCATGTCGTCGAGGGAGCGCGGTGCCATCGCGGCGGGCGCAACAGGTCCTTCCGGGACAATCGCATACATGCCGCCGCTGTTCTGGATGTTCTCCATGGCGGTCACATAGTCCATGACCAGAGGGCCTTTCTTCTTCGCGGCCTCGAATGCCGCCTTCGTTTCTTCGGTCGCCTTGAATGCCGTGTTGGCGGCGAGCGTCACCAGCTTGGGCATGTCAGTAGTCCTTCGAAATGTAGGCGTTGAAGCCGATGGAGGGAGTGGTTCCGGCCACGTCGAGATAGAGGTCAACGTAGCGGAAGCGCGTCCGGTTCTTCTCGGTGCGGAACGGCACCACGAACCTGTCACCGACAGCGCCGTCGCGGGTTTCCTGCGATCCGGCCAGAGCCGACGCCTTGCCCGTCTGGAAGAAGCCCACGACTTCCCCGTCGGAGCGGTTGGCCTGGTTCGAGCAAACGACGTAGAACTTGTAGGTTTCATCGCTCGACGCAATGTCGATGCTCTCGATGTTGACCACAAGCACACAGTCGGATGCGGCGGCAGCACCCTGATCCCATTGGGTGCCGACGTAGCCATCGGCGGTGAGCGCGGCCTGTGCGGTCGCCCGCTTGATAAGGCCGGTCCCCGCGTCGATGGCGAAGGTTTTGCTGTAAGACATTGTTCCCGTCTCCTTACTTCACGATGGCGGCGTTGGTGATCGAGGTCAGGCGCGTGGCCGCATATTCGCCTTCGAGGCAGAGGCCATTGTCGTGTTCGACGTTGGTCCGGTAGGTCGCGCCGTCGTTGATCAGGCCAAGATCCTTGACTTCCATCGGGGATGTTTCGAGGCCGCACAGGCCCATCTCCCCGAACGAAACGACATAGATCGAAGCGGTGACGGCAGCACCACCGCCAAACGCCACTTCGTTGAACGGCAGGAAGGCGTTGAACTTGGTCAGTTCGTAGCCGACGTAAAGCGGGATGCCGCGATACCGCTCGACCCGGTGGCCCATGTCTTCCTTGTCATTGGTGTAGAGGCCACCGACCGCCGCATCACGCACCGCAGCGGGCATCCGCTCGCGCAGCATACGCGGCATGATGATGGCGTTCGGTTCGTTGGTGTTGCCGATGGCGAGGTCCAGCATCGCCAGCGACAGGGCCGCACCGCCAGAAGCCGTGGAGTTGGCAACGACGCGGCTGTCGTAGTTGGTGCCATCGACGGAGGATGCGCCGGCGCCGACGGCGCGAAGGCGCTGCTTGAGTCCGGTAAACTCGCGGGGTTCAGTGGCGTTGTCGCCGCCGATGAAGGTGTCGGCCCACTTCTTCGCCTTCGCCTTGATTTCCATGTTCTCGCGCATGGCCCGCGCGTTGCCGTTCGGGTCGCGGTTGATCAGAACGCGGTCAACGTCGAGGTTCCCGGCCAACGGGAAGCACATTTCGGTGAAGTCGTTCAGGACGCCGGTCCCGGACGTGGGGGCCTCGTTGATGGCACGGAACGCCATGTTCGACGGCAGACCGCCTTCGCGCATGTAGCCATAGCGGCCACCTGGGGCCGTCTTGTAGGGCAGCGCGGCCCAGAAATCGACAGCGGCGGGAAACAGTTCGATCACCGACCGCACCTTCGGGTCGGTGAACGTCTTCGCGTATTCGGGAAGGGTGTAGGCGGGCATTTTCTAAGCCTTTCTGCTCGTTAGGTTTTGCCTTGGGTGTTGGCGTATTGCAGGCGTTGCAGGGGCGTCATGGCGTCCAGATCGGGACGAACCGGGCTGGTTGCGGGCGCGGTGTGGCCGGTGGGGCGAAGCAGGGCTTCGAGCGCCTGAACGCCTGCGGCGGTGGAAATGGTGTTCCTGATGGCGTCGGCCTGCGCGGCAGGGAGGCGCGCCTGAAGCGCGCGGTCGATGGCGGCGAGGCGGGCCTCTTGCTGCGCGGGAGTGCCAAGCGATGCCATTTCGGCCTTCTGCGCCGCATAGACGGTCGAATACTTGGTCGCTTCGTAGCGCGAGATCAGGTCAGAAACCTTCGCCGCCGCTGATGCCGGTGCGCCGATTTCCTTCAGAAACCCGCCAAGCTGTTCGTAGAGCGGCGCGATGGCAGGATCGTCCTTGGCGAGCGCGACCGAAAACCCTTCCGGGAGGTCGAGGCCATCGAACTTCAGGTCGGCGCTGGTCGCAAATTCGTAGGCTTCCGGCACCGAAGCCAGACGTTCCGCCGCTTGCGCGTCACGGGCCACCACGTCCTGATAGTGCGCCGTGAACTTGGCGAGGTCAGGCTTGCCGTCCGTGTGGTAGTCGGCGGGAATGAACGACAGGTCCGGGGCTTCGGGCGCGACGGGGGGCGGAGCCGCGCCAGCGCCGGGGTCAGTTACCTGTCGGGTGAGTCTTTCGTTGAAGAAGTTGTTCAGTTTCATCGCTCATGATCCTCCTGAGATCGAGCGGGATGAAACTCTGTGCGTTGCGAGCCTCAAATGCACGAGGGTCGGCAAGCACCGGATGGAGAAAATCCTTAGTCGATTTTTCCAGCAAATCCAACAGGATAGCCCCGTCTGCCGTCGCCATCAGCGAACGGACGGCGGCAATGGTCTGGTCCGCAAGTTTCGGGTTCACGCCGCGCAGCCATTGCAGGTATGACAGGAGCGGGCCGGGGTCACTGAGCCGTAGCGGGAGCATTCTGTTCCTTTGCGATGACGGTCAGCTCGTCGCCGGAAGCGCGAACGATCTTCTCGAATGTCCCGACAGGATCGACGATCTGGCCGAAGGCTTCCCCGAACACTGCCGCGCCGAGGTCCAGGTTCGACCGCGTGACCATCACCTTGTCCTGGTTCTGCGCCTTCTGAAGCGGTGAGATTGGCGAGACGGACAGGGACATGCCGTTATGAGTGATGGCGTCGGGAAGAATGCCAAGCTGGACGCCGAGAAATTCGAAGCGCTGGATCATCGGCAGGACGAGTTCAGTCCAGAGCGGGGCGGACGGCTTGCCAAGGCGTTGCTGGACACGGCGGCGCTCATCGAGCCACTGTGCTGCCGTTGGCGGGGTTTCCCCTCTCTGGCGCGGCCCGTCCTGATAGAAGGCGCGGCGGATGCGATCTTCGATGCGGTCTTCCGCGAACCAGCCCTGATCGACATTCACCTGCCGGTTCATTTCCCAAATCTGGTCGCGGGTGAACGAGCGGCCAGCAGGGTTGGCGGTTCCGGGGATGATGCCGTTCGAGAAGTCGAGCGATCCGTCGCTGGGATAGACGATGGTGTTCAGGAGCGACTGATCGAGGCCATCAAGAACGATTTCGTCGATCTTGTTGAGGACGCGCATATCGGCCAGCGCCTTCCATCCGGCCCCTCTGCCCCACGGCATTCCTGTCTGGGGGTTGAAGCGGCCGACCAGCAACGGGCATGAGCCAGCCATCGGGCCGATGATGGATTTCTCCTGCGTGATGCGAACACCATCGACCGTGATTTCAGAAGCCCACATGGGGTTTCCGGGATCGGACCAGTCGAGCCAGTACCCCCAGCACACTTTCGCCATGACGCCGGGCTTGTCGATCTTGCTGCGGATTCCGGCGTCGCTGAGGTCGTAGTCCTGACCGGCGAAAAGAATGGGCAGGGTCGATGACAGCACCTTCTTTTCACGGAAGCGGTCGAGGTATCCGCGATGCCCTGGCGTGACCAGAAGTTCATCGGGCGTAACGGCTTCGACGTGGATCGGCTGCGAAATGTGAGACGCCTCGACCCAGATGGCTGGCGTTCCGTGTGTTGCGGCTTCGAAGCCCCATTGCGGGGCCACGTCATTGTAGTTCGACGGCTGGATCAGCCTTTCGAACATGGTGTCCTCGCGGTCCTGAGCCAAGGCGAGGACTTCCTTCGCGTATTGTTCGGGGATTTCCTGAATGACCGCATAGTTCGCCCATCGCACTTCGGCGGGCGTGAAATAGGTGATCAGGTCGCCCGCAAGGTCGGTGGACATTTCCTCCGGCAGGGAAATGAAGGTCGTCGTGTCGCGCGGGCGCTTGCGGGTGTCGGAGAAGTCGAATTGCCGACCGGGGCAGCAGAACTCAAGGATTTCCTCGATGAACGGGCGCACGTCATCACGCCAGCGCTTCGCGGCGGAATAGCGGGTCAGAAAGTCCTTGCTGGGCTTGTTCACTTCTTGTCGTCCCTGGGGCGATACGGCCATGGCAAGCCCTTGTTTCCAGTCGGCTTGGTGGGCAAGGGCACGGGTGCAGTCAGGACGGGCGTCCCTGGTTTCCCGAACAGGGACATGGCGCGCAGGCCATAGACGGAGCGAATGTCTGACGAAAGACCGGCGGCTTGCTCTTGTGTCGCCTCATCCTGCTCAAGTTCGGAAATGCGCCGCTCCCTGAAGCGAGCGGCCTTGTCTGCGGGATCTTCTTTCGGGGTTTTCATGGATGACCTCTGCGCCTTTGGCGAGCAATCTCTTTTGCAAGCCCCATGGGGTAAATGCACCGACGCCGGTCATGTGGGCGATGACGGTGGCACAAGTCATGGGGAGCCAGAGGTTGAAGGGCGGCTTTGCGCCGTCGTTTGGCAGGCGCAGGATCAGGTCGCAGATGGTATGGCGGGCGGCAAGTTGGTCGATCACGTCGTCATGGCGATGGATGACGATGACCTTGGTGCCGCTCACCTGCGGGTCATAGAACAGCCACGTTTCGTCTTCGGTGTATCCCCAAATCTCGACGTGGCCGAGCCATCCGAAGGGGTAAATCTTCCCGAGGTGATTGCGCCAGCGCCCGAAATGGAACCCGACATACCATTCGAGGATCACCCTGTCCTCCTGAGGCTGACGTGGTGTCGGACGACGGGGGAGCATTTCACTGCCGGGCGGGATGAGAAGATGACGGCATCGCCTTCGCCGCCGCCAAGAAGGGCGTTTTCCACGGCCTCGACGACGTGGGAATAGCGGTTCTTGCGCGGACGCTCGCCAAAGACGCCGGGCGCTCCCTTGATCTTCGGGTAGTGGTATCCGCCGCAGAAGCCGGTCTTGGTGGTAATGCAGGACGGGTTGACGAAGAAGCCCGTGCGCCGCTCAAGAACGGCTTCCACGGTTGATCTGCGCATTTCGGGGTTGTTGTCGGTGGTGGCTGGCAGGACGCGCATACCATTGGCGAGAAACACGTCGTAGGCCGTGGTTTCCGTCGCCTGTGTGCCGTCAGCGCCGCGCGGGTCGCCCCAGAACTCTGCCTTGAAGCCTGGATAGCGTTGGGCGAGGTGCCGCTTGACGCGCGGGGCGAAAAGCTGGGCGCTTTCGTTGTCGCCGATCAGTTCCGAAAGGACTGTCCAGCGCCCGTTGACGCATTGCAGGAAGGCGGCGGCTGGATCGCGGCCAAAATCGAGGCCGACGATGATGGAAGCGCCGGGCGTCGGGTCCATTTCCTTCGGCGCGACATGCTCGAACTCGGAGAAGGTCGGATAGACCGCCTTGCCGTCCGAATACAGGCCGACCTTGTTCATCACGCGCCGGTCGATGAACTCCCGCGACTTGCCCTGAATGATCTGGAGGTATGATTTCTTGGTGTGCCTCTGGTTTTCGGCGCGCGGGTTTTCGATGTAGGTGGTTTTCCCGTCGATCTTCTTTTCGATGAGGCCGGGCGGTTGCAGGAAGAAGCGCCACGCCGCCGGTTTGACGAACTCGGCTCGCTGTTCTTCTGACCATTCCTGCGGGAGGGGCAGGTCTCCGCGCATGTAGGGTATCCAGTGGCCTTCTCTGGGGGCGTTCAGGTCTACGAAACCGCCATGCCACGTCGCGCCGGGGCCGTTTCGCATGGATGGGTATCGGCCGCAGCGGGAAAGGAGTTCGTCGATAACGGCCTTGTCGCAGAACTGCCCTTCGTTTCGGAAAAAACCGGTGATTTCGTAGGATGCGCAGACCTGTTCGGCCACGTCGGGGTCCGGGATGGCGATGAAGATGACTTCGCAATCGACCATGGTGCCATCGCCGGAGGAATGTTTGCGCTTCAGGTGATGGATGGCGGGTTCAGCCCGGATCATCGTGCCCCACTGGTTTTCGGGGAACCAGTCCAGCCACGTCTTGATGGTCGTTTCGCGCAATTCCTTGTAGGTATCGCGGGTGATGAGCCAGCGGGAGCGCCGCACCCCGTCGAAGTCTGGCTTCTGTTCTTCGGCAATAGCCCACAGCTTGAGGCACGAGCATGTCGATGTGCCGCTCTGGATCGGGCCTTGGATGATGGTGAGTTCGCTCCGGTCCCAGAAGTATTCGGTCAGAACGTCGCCGTCGGGTTCATAGACGAAGTTGCCGCGTGTCGTCTGTGGGAGCATGTCACTTCTCCTGGATGACCAGTTCGCCGGAATAGAAGGTGGCGGTGGTGGCGCTGGTCAGAGCGCAGTGCAGGACGCAAGAGCCGTTGTAGAGGCGGATGCCCGGCGTTCCGATCACCTTCTGTGCTGTGACGTTCGGGATGGTGGTCCCGATGGTGGCGATGTCGCGGGTGATCATCAGCGAGACGGCCCCGGCCCCGAGCGAGGTGCCGAGCGTGATAGACTGGATCGACTGAACGCCCTTGTCGCCTGCCGCGAGGTTGAACCAGATCAGGGTGCCGATGACCGGAGTGGCCGGGATTTGCGACCCGACGATGGCGGCGAGCGTTGCGGTGCGGCCCGCGACACCATCGGAATTGGTATAGCTGACGGTCGTGGTGCTGATCACGGCGGCGTTGGTGTTGGCTGTCGTGACCAGCATGGCGATCATGCAGCCCTCGCCATTGGTCGTGCCGTTGATGTCGCGGGCCGGCAGCGTCGGCGTCGTGATGGCCTGCGCGGTCGTGGTGGTGACAACGATGCCGGAATTGACCCACAGCACGTCGAAGAACAGGTGCGAGTGGTTCACGTTCGCCGACATCTGGATTTCGGTCAGGAAGTTCGCGCCGACAGACGGGTTCTTGATCGGGATGCAGCCGTTGTCGGTCGCAGATGTCCCGTTCGTCACGCGCCCGTTCAGGCCCGGCGTTCCCGGTGCCCATGCCCCCGGAAAGCCTGCGTCCTTCGATGAGCAATACCAGTAGCCCGCCGCGTCGGAGGCAGTGCCGGACTTCATGAAGCTGACCGCATAGCCGGTGTATGCCCCCAGCCCGGCAGGCGGATACTCGGCCCCCTGCGCATCGCGGTGGGTCCAGCGCCCCTCCTCCCCGAAGATCATGTTCTCGCCTGGCAAGAGGATGAACGCCATCAGGTCCACGGCGGTCGTCCCGTCGAAATGCTCGACCGTGACCTTCGCCGACGCAGACGCATGGGCGTTGGTGACATTCAGGTGCCGCACGTTGCGCACCACCCCGGAACCGGGGGAAGCCACCACTGTCGTCGTCGTCGCAGTCGTGATCGCCGCGTTCGACCGGCCAAGCGTCACGGTGGACCCGCTCAGGTCGCCCCACGACGCATGAACCTCGATCTGCGCAGCCGCAGCCGTCACAACCCGGAGAACGTCTGTCGAAGCAAGGTTCAGCATTCAGATCACCCACGCCATCGCAGGGCTTCCCCCGCCACCGCCAGAAGCAGATACCGTCAGCGTATCGGCCCCGTCGTTGTGAACAACCGTCACGTTCGAACCGGC